GACTGGAGCGGCGTCAGACGGGTAGAGATTGGCCCACTCCATGGCCTCATCGAGTGAGACGGCAGTGTGGGAGTGCCATTTGTTACCCCAGCGGATGGCGACTGTCCAGATCATGACTTGCTCCCGGTAGCTCTGCGCAGCGGGACGAAGCGAGACCCGCGACGAACATATGTTGGCCCTGTCTGCATAGATGCTGCGATAGCCGCCGCTGCCGTTCGGACATCGCAATGATATTTGTATGCGCTTTGCAACCCCGATTGAGCCTCAGCCATTCCATCTCCGCTTAAAAAGGCCGTGCCGCGCAGTGTGATTGCGCCGCTGCTGTAAACGAGCAGATCAATGCCGTCGGCGTCAAATAGACGGCCGCTAAAACCAGTTGGGATTGGCGTCGCCACATTTTCGCGAATCCAGCGCGCCGCTTTGATCATGCGGTCGTTTGCAATCTCTACTGTCATTTTGTTGCTCATTGCTTGTCCTCACGTTGCGTTAAATGATGCCCGTAGCTGCACACTCGCGGGAATGCGCAGCGGCTGGAATCAGGGGCGAATAAAACTACGGCTTTCGACGTAATAGACCCACCGGCCAGTTCGAACCGGAGAAGCGACTTTTGACATTACAACGACAAAACCGAGGGCGAACCACTCGTTCGCGACTTTGTTCGCCTGCGCTAAATTTTGCGTGAAAAACATGTGTCTATCTCCGTTGTGTGTTTCAGTGAGTGATTAGATTGCGCTCATGGCGGCTGCATAGAGGGCTTTATTGCGAATGGCTGACAGCTGAAAACCCATTCCGCCCCAGCAAACGAAGCCATGGTTATCGATGCTGCCTTTTTTGCCCGCGTAGTTAAAGTATTTCATGGTCATCTCCGGATGGTGTGTGCTGCGATGGGTTAAGAATATCAGATTATTTGCGTCATGCTGCATTTGATGATGAGCGGTAGTTGTTTGGCGGATCAACGGTGGTTTTGCTTATTGAGAATGTAGCGAGCTTATAGCCACGGCGCGGCGACAGGGAAAAATCGAAGCGAACATCTCCACGCATAATCGAATTAAGTTCTACGCGGTCGTTAAATTGCCCGGTCCCAATTTTTACTGTTACTAGCCCATCCTGGACTAGTTTATTCAGGTGCTTAAATTTTTCCGCATCCGACATGTTAAGCAGCCCTTTTATCTGGCTCCCAAATCCGTTGAAAAATGAATCGTCAAAGTCTCTGAGAATAAAAGTTACATTCATAGCCGCCCTTCTTAGGTGATGATTAATACTAGCACCATTAAATGCATCATGTTGCAAATACAGACAGGCGGTATTGTTCTGTCGATCAACGGTGATTCGAGGCAATCTGATAGAATTTTCGCGAACACAAATTGAACGGTTGCGCAGGGAATATGCTTATAGACACACATAGAGACAGATATCGATCAGACATGGAGTTTGTGTGGTGCGATGCGTGCGAGATGATGACAGTGCATAGCGGCGGATGTGGATTGTGCGGAGTTGAGCGGCAGAACAACGTATTCGAGGTCGAGCCAATGAAATTTTCGCGAACACAGAATGATGGTTGCATGGGATAGAGAGTAGAGGGCTGGCAATAGACAGTAGGTCGGATTGAGCAAGCGATGGGTGGATATAAGCGAACAATCGCGAGGGCTGCATAGATAGCAGGCGCGAAGAGACGATTAAGCCGAAAGGGCTGGACAGCGTAAGGAGGGCCTTCTTTCCCCCGCCAACTTCGCACGCACGTACGCGAACCTGTACAACTCAACCAAAATCCTGTACGCAATCTTGTACGTTTCGCCGTCCATCTGACCAAAACTAGCCTTTCGTCTGCCCCAAGTAGCGCTCACGATGGCCTGTTGATAACATTAGCGCACAACATCACAAACCGAGCAATATCAATGTCATTCGTCATTGTTGTCAGCATCGCAGGCGCTGTTATTCCGGGCTGGCTGAGCGTTCGCGGTCTGTTTGGGTTCTAGTCATCAGGGCAAGCCGTGAGTGCCCACAACCACGGCAGTCAGTCATGCGTTGCCAGTTCCTATTCTGGCGGGCATGTTGCGCAGGGGCTGATAGCTAAGGCGCTGCTAGTATAGGGCGCCTAGGCTTTAATCTGCCGAGTTATCCACAGTGAAAACTATCGCCCACATTCCGCTTTCCGCCAATTGCCTGCCTGGAGCAAGCAGTAGGAAACGGAACTCCCTACAGTCTCATTGTCCTCTATCTGCGCAATACCATTTGATCGGTGGCCTACCGTGCCTGCTCCCCATACGTCGGAGACCCGGCAATAATCCCCATTTAAGGGGGCTGCGCTTCTGTTACGAACCCAACCGAGGCCGTAACCGACCGGAAATCCCTATATTTGCCAAGGATATGGCTTTTCAGGGCAAAGAGCCGGAGGACATTATGGGCCGTTTACGTTCGCAGTCTGCCCAGGCGGTAGCGGATTAATCAGTACGGGCTTGCAAGTAAGGTAAGATGTGGTAAGATTCCCACATCTGGTCGTATTTGTTGCCCCAAATACTGCCGCAAGAAGGTCCGCGAAAACCAACTTGCTTAAGGACATAGTAGCACAACCGAGCCCCAGCACACCACTGGGGCTTTTTTGTGGCCGAATACCCCGGTGGTGGCCGTTATCACACATTTTGGTTATAAGCAATAAATACAGTCGCTTACGAAAATCGAGGATGCCGAAATCCCGGTGGTATATCCAGCCATTTTGAGCAAGCGGAAAAGTCTTAGATCGAAACGGAATAAGAATCCGACAGATGGTCGAACAGCATGGTGGCTATGATGGTAAAATTGAGTATCAATGGAGATATGCATGGATAAGCAGCACATTTTGGTCGGCAAAACAATCACTGGCCTGACCGTTTCGGATGACCGAGAACGTCTTGTTGTCTCCACCACTGACGGCGATATCACTGCAACAGTGGACGCTGAGTGTTGCTCGTATACGTGGATTGAAAATGTCGAGCTGCCAGCCCTTGGCTTCCCTGCCATGGTGGTGTCTGTATGCAATCTCGACATGCCAGGGGCCGAAGACCACGTATTCTGCGAAGACCCGGATGAAGTAGAGTTCTATGGACTCAGCATCAAAACCGACAAGGGTGAAATAGTCATCGACTATCGCAACTCGTCAAATGGCTACTATGGCGGCAGCCTGTGCTGGCCTAGCTCACTTGATGTTTAACCAGAAGACCTTCTGTAGAGAAAACGGAGAGAGCAATGCAAACATTTTTAAACGGAGACCTTGTAAAGATCGCCGATGATCTCGGTGATTCAATGCGACATTTCAGAGCTGGCTGCGAGGCGGTTGTCATAGGCAGCTATATAGAACTGGTCGGTGGAAGATTTAATTATGCGGCCCCAGGGTTCAATGGTCCGGACAATGAGTCGTACTCCGTGTTCATAGAGGGAGCTGGCCCCGTTGCTTGGTACATCGGGAGGCAGTTAACGCTGATCGAGCACGGCAGGCATGATCTGATCATGAAATGGCAAAAGGCGAGGCCCATCGGCTAATAATCCTGTCTATCAAATCAGTTACTCTAATTTTTCGAGCAACTCAACCAAGGAACACCCATGCAAGACAACATCGAAGCAGAAATCCAAGCCAAGGGCCTGACGGCTCCTCGCGTTACGCTTGCGGATATCGAGGCCAATATCGACAGCGAGCATTATTTCACGGCGGAGCAAGGCGAGTTCGGTGCGGCATTCGACAAAGCAAACGTTGGGAATGCAGGCCCGTTTACGGGGTCAAAGCCGCCAAGTCCTCTCAAGCTTTTGACATTTTGCGTTCTCGTATTAAGCAACGGATTCACAGTCACCGGTGAGAGCGCATGCGCATCCCCTGAAAACTTCGACGCCGAACTCGGCCGCAAGGTCGCCCGTCAGAGCGCAATCGCCAAAATCTGGCCGCTGATGGGCTACGAACTCCGCACCAAGTTGATGAGCGAATGAGCGACGCCACGCTTGTCTCTCAGGAACTGGAAGGAATCGCAACCCAGATCGACAAGATGCTTACGAAGCTTGTCGGTCATGAGGTCGCATTCTCTCTTTTCGTATGGACGGAAGGTCGGTCAAACTACATCAGCACGGCAAACAGGGAAGAAGTAACTGCGATACTCAAGCAGCACATCGCAGGATGGGAGGCGGGGATGCCTGATATTAAGGCTCACGAGATTATCTAAGGGACACCCATGACTACCGAATCACCAACCGCCTGCATCCGCTGCCGAACCGATTGCGTGCCACTAGCCGGCATCCCGTCAGACGACGGCGTATCGTTCATCTGCGTAGGCGCGAACTCCCCATCGAGTAGGCAACTGCCCCAAGACCGTTTCACACTGTGCTGGAAGAACGCTGCCATTGACGAGCGTGGTCACTGGGATAAGCGAGACTTACTTGACACCATGAGCGTCATTGCACAGGCGCTCAGTACCGACGAGAACATCAGGGTATCGGCAGGGATGACTGAGGACGAAATGCAGGCTTGTGAGTTCAAGTAACAATCCGACAAACGGCTCGCCATAACTCCACCACATATGGCATTATGTTCGTGGTGAATGCAGACGCTGACTCACTTCAGCAACAGCAGCGAGTGCATCGCGGGAGCTGAGACCAAGCATCGGCCACCTGAATGGGTTGGGAGATTCCCAGCCGACCGCTGGCAGACCGGAGAAAGTCTGCTGTCAATCAATTACAGGAGTAGCAAAATGAAAGTTTGGGTTTGGATATTGGCAGCAATTGCACCAGTCATTGGCTGGATTCTCAACATTGTCAAACTGGCCGGCATGAACTTCGACCACATCAACGGCATGATGGTCTTGCGGGTTATCGGCATTTTTATGGCCCCGCTCGGCGCCGTGCTTGGGCTCTTCTGAGTCAACGAACACTGAGGTGTGCTCATGCTGGTTAGTGTCTCCCTGGACATAAACACGCATGGCGTGTAGTGCCGCCGTCCGGACTGCGAATCTTGACGGCGTTTTTACGGAGAAAATAATGAAGATATCCCCGAAACTGCCAAGCGGCCTATCTGAAGCCCATTGCGGAATGTATAGCGTTTCCGCAATCTGCGATCCGGAAACAAACGCTATGCTATTTAGGCTAATGGACAGAAAGCTTTGCCGGTATGGCGTATTCGCAACGATGGTCCAGCTGGAATGCAGCAGTATGTTTAAGGCGATTGATGCCGATATTGCCGGGAAACTGATGTCGAGTATGGCGGCTGTAGCTCACCCATGCAACACAAAATAACTTGCGGATCACATTCGACGATTCACGATACACAACAACGGAGAGATTTATGAAACTGACGCTTCCTGTAGTCCTATTCCTGATTTTCATGACGCTGAAACTATGCGGCGTTATCGGCTGGTCATGGTGGCTGGTCGCGGCTCCAATGTGGATTCCGTGGGCTATTATCGCGGCGCTATTCATCATTGGGACGATTATTGCCTGCCTAGCGGTCATGGCGCTGTTCATGGTGACGCTTGAAACCGTGAGGGATAAATGCTGGTAGTGCGCGGTAGCTCTAGTCCTTTTGCCAACTGCGGCGCTGTCGGTATTTATAGTCTATATTCTCGGGCTGTCGGCCTCCTGACGAACGGCCAAGACAACACCAACAGAGGCTGGTAGTATTTGTCAATGGAGCATTTTGCAGTGCTGCGGCGTGGAAGGACACGCGCGACCATGGCAAGCCCGGAGCATCGAGTATCCGAAAGGACAACGACACCAGTAAGCGAGATGACATCAAGCCGAAGCCCAATGTCCTGATGGGGAGAACGATGACGCTGAGTCCCGGAGCCGGTATCAAGCCCGGCCATCACTGCAAAATGTTTTATGCGCGATAGTTTAATGGATAAAACACCCGCAATAACGTTTCGGGATATCCTGGTTCGAGTCCGGGGAGCGCACTTTTAACGCTATGGGCCACGCGATGGCTTACGAAGAGGCTAAAGAGTTAAGTTCGTTTACGAACTACCGCACTTGCGGAGGATATGCGTGGCAAATGAACGGTCGATCTGAAAATAGCCCACACATGTCATGGTGCCCGCAAAAGCATGAATACGACGAGTGGTATGCAGCGCTTCATTCAACGCGCGACAAGGAAGCTTAATTCGTTGGGGTGTTCTAACGGTAAGATGCCGGTCTCCAAAACCGTGCAATCGTGGTTCGACTCCACGCCCCTTCGCCATGACAAGGAATATAGATGGACGACAAATTTGCCTGGATGATGGACTGGTGCAGGAAGAACAAACTGCACCCTGGCGGCGAGGCTTGGCATCGAGCGGAACTGGCATGGAACGAGTATTCAGCGAAGAATCAGAAGGATGAGCAGAAATGACACTTGACGAAATTAGGCTGGCACTGCTGGCTAGTGGATCGTTCACTGCAGGGGTGATGTCCTCTGGCGATATCGCGGAAAGGATCGATGCCATAGCCAGCGGGTTCTTGATGGCGTGGAATAAGCCTGAAACTCCGCAAACACAGAAGGGCGATAACCCATTCAAGCCAGGGGACAGGGTTGTTGTGGTTAAAGGCGGCATTCGCCCGGTTATCCCGGTTGGCTCTGAGCATGTTGTAGACTCAACTGACGATGGGCTGGTCTATGTCAAAGATTTGTTTGTTGGGCTGCACCATAGTTGCTTTACGCTTGCCGAGCCCGCGCTTCCGGAAGTTACGGAGATTAATCTTGGGCATGAAGGGCTTATGGTTATCGGCGCTGTTAATGGCGAAAGACGGTGGGGACTATACAACAGCGATGGCTATAACAGCCTTAGCCGAGAAGGATCACTCCGAATCGACGCCGCGATCCGCGCCGGCCAAATGAGCATGAAGGAGCGCAAGTGACAGAAGAAGCGCCATTTCGTACCTGGATCAGCGGGGACTTCGTTATCTCGGCAATCGGAGATGATCCGCCTCGCCCGCTGGCTTTCAAGAGTCAGTCCGATGCCTTCAGGGCGTGTATCGTCCACATCGCCGCCATCGATAGCCTAATAGTTGGCAAAACACTTGCCAATAAATCGGTAACTTGAGCATAATGCAAGCGCTGTTCCTCCGTTGTAATATTGCCCGGATGGCTGCTATTAAGCGCCTCCGGGTTTTCTTTTGTACGGTTCTTGATATACTCCTTGCTGGTCATCCTCACGGGTGAAATCGTACTTTCCGTATTTTCGGATTAGCAAGGAACTTTTATGTCAGCAGAACTTCAGTCATTTGGCACCGGAGGCACCCAAGCCTTAACGGACGCCGCCACGATCACCCTTGATCTTGCCTCTACGCCGGGGAATAGTTTCTCCGTCACTCTTGGCGGGAATCGCACGCTCAACATTTTGAACCAAATCCCCGGTCAAAAAATCGACCTCTATGTCACTCAAGACGGGACTGGTTCCAGAACGCTGGCAGTGAAGAGCAACGGAACTTCGGCAGTCGTATCAACCGGAACTCTCTTGACGACCACAGCAGGCGCGGTTGACTTGATCCAGATCGCATACCGGGCAACGCTGGGGTATTCATTCGTCTACCCTCTGGGCAAGGCGTTCTCCTAATCTAACTGCCCGGCCTAACCCGCCGGGCATTGGTGAGCTATGAAACTGACAGCCAAAGACCGTAAAAAATTGCCGAAATCTGAATTCGCCGGCCCTGGTAAAAGTTACCCCATCCCAGATAAGAGTCATGCAGCGAATGCCAAGGCTCGCGCATCTCAGGCGGTCAACGCTGGCCGAATGTCGGGCTCTGAAAAGAAGAAGATTGACGCAAAAGCAAACAAAGTTTTGAAGGGGAAGAAATGAACAAGCATTACCGAGTTCCGATGAAAGGTGGCGGCTCCATGGAGACATGGAGCGCTGAAGAGGACATGGAAGACGACAAAAAGCATAGCATCAAACAGGTCTCCAAGAGGGATATGGCCTTGGATAAAAAACGCGGCGTCAAGGATATAAAAAAGCCGAAGCGAGGCTAGCAATGGAAGACGGGTGTGTGACCAGCGAGGACTTGGAATTTGCCCTCGATTCCGCTATTTTGAAGCTCGCCATTGATAAATTAAGCTTGGCTTTCGACGAGTTTATCTCGGCCTGTATCGATGAATCAGGGGATACAGTCGCTCCAAGCGCACAATCACTTGCAAAGGCGCGCGGTTATCTTCCGCCCGACTGTCGAAACGCCTACAAGAAAAGGGTTTAAAATGGCAGGCAATAAAAATAGCGGCGCCCATAGCCAGTTCACGAACGATATCGCATATGAGATATGCGAGCGCCTAATTGAGGGCGAGCCGCTAGCAAAAATCTGCCGTGATGAACACATGCCCGGCTACCGAACGGTCCATGATTGGCGAGTGCGTTATTCGGAGTTCGATGACGATTTCATTCGGGCCAGGGAGGATGGATACGACGCCATCGCATACCGCCTCCGCAAAACGGCAAGGGGCAAGGGGCCAGAGGAAGGGGGTGAAAGTACCGGTGACGTTCAGCGGGACAAGCTGATTATCGAAACCGACCTGAAGCTGCTCGCGAAGTGGTCCAAGCGGTATGGCGACAAGTTTACGGCCGAACTGACCGGAGAGGGAGGTGGAGCGATTAAGTCAGAAATCACGGTGAGCTATGTCAAAGCAATCCAGGATGCCAGAGTCATTCGAGATAGCGAAGACTGATGCAGATCGAGCTGCCAGAGTGGGCCGCAAAACTTAGGGAGCCGCACCGATATAAGACGATTTATGGCGGTCGTGGAAGCGCAAAGTCATGGACAGTCGCAAGGCAGCTCCTCCTAAAGGCAGCAGCGAAGCCCATTCGATGGGGCTGCTTCAGAGAAGTACAGGATTCCATTAGGGATTCAGTGCATCGCCTGCTTAGCGATCAAATCCAGGCAATGGGTCTTCCTGGGTTTGAGGTGGTCCGAGACGAAATTAGGCATGCTAATGGAAGTCTATTTGTTTTTGCCGGGCTTTCACAACACACCGTCGAGTCTATCAAGAGCTTTGAGGGTTTGGATGGCGCCTGGATCGAAGAGGCTCAAAGCGTCAGCAAGCGGTCATGGGATGTCTTAACGCCCACGATTAGACGGCCGGACTCTGAAATCTGGAGCACGCTCAACCCCCACCTTGAGACCGACGAGACCTATCAACGACTCATTGTCACTCCGCCGACTGACAGTCTGTTGATCGAAGTCAACTGGCAGGACAATCCATGGTTCCCGGCGGTTCTTGATCAGGAAAGGGTTAATTGTCTCCGCAGAGACCCAGATAACTACCCGAATATTTGGGAAGGACAGCCTGTCCGGGTTGCAGAAGGCGCCATTTATGCCGCCGAAGTTGATAAAATGTATAAGGATGGCCGAGTTAGGAACGTCCCTTATGATCCGGTCCTTATTGTCGACCGAGTATGGGACTTAGGATGGAACGATTCCATGTCGATTGGCTTATATCAGCGTTCTGCATCCGAAATTCGCTGCATCGGCTACATAGAAGATTCCCACAAAACCTTGGACTGGTATATTCGTGAGCTGGAAAAGCTTCCGTATCGGTGGGGGAAAGATTTTATCCCTCATGATGGAGCGGCCAAAGACTTCAAGACCGGGAAAAGTACTGAAGAAATCCTGCGCGGGATGGGGTGCTCTGTCGAAGTCCTCCCGGCCATGAGCATCGAAGAGGGGATTCGGGCAGCAAGAACGATCTTTTCTCGGCTCTATATCGATTCTGAAAAATGCAATGGCCTTTTGGAATGCCTGAAGCGCTATCGACGAATCGTTAATAGGAAGACCAATGAGCCAATGTCGCCGCTTCACGACAAATACTCCCATGGCGCGGATATGTTCAGATATACTGCCCAATCGGTTGAGAGGATGGGCATAAGGGTCAGGAAAGAATCAAAAATCCCTCCAAGGCAAGTAATCTTGCATGAATACGCTGGAAATGGATGGCTTAAATAATGGCGCGCAAGACAAAAAAAGACAACGAAGACGATGCGATTATTGTTGAGGCCAAAGCACGCTTTAAGGAGGCCGACGAATGGGTTTCTATTGCGAATCAGCGGTATATCGAAGATTACAAGTTCTTCAACGCCGACGCTAAGAATGGCTATCAGTGGCCTAAGTCGATCAAACAAACAAGGGATATCAACAACAAACCTTCTTTGACGATCAACAAGACGCGCCAATACGTCCTGAACATCACCAACGACTCCAAGCAGAACAAGTCCTCGATCAAACTTCGCCCAGTTGGGGAGACGGCCTCCTTTGAAGGCGCCGAAATCATGGAGGGAATCGTTCGGCACATTGAGTACATATCGAGCGCTCAAGCGGCTTACGATGGCGCGGTGATGACACAAGTCATTGGAGGAAGGGGTTATTGGCGGGTAGTCACTGATTTTTCCAGCCCGGATAGCTTTGACCAAGAAGCCTTTATTCGGCCAATCCCCGACCCATTATCTGTTCGCATTGACCCACATATCCAGCAATACGATGGTTCAGATATGCGGTATGCG